AAAAATTAAAAAGGTTGTAGGTGATTTAAACTTTGATGATGCTACTAAATTAATATGAAATTAAAAAATATTTATAAATATCCAAGGACCGTACGTGAAATGGTCGAAGGACAACGACACTATATTCTTAACAAAGAAAAACTACCCTCGGTGACTACTGTATTATCCGCTACTCAAAGCGCAGAGAAGCGCGAATCGCTGGCCAAATGGCGTGAACGGGTGGGAGAGGCTGAAGCAACGCGGATCGTGGATTCTGCGGGCGCGAGAGGGACAGCAATGCACAAAATATTAGAGAAGTACGTTCTTGGTGAAGGCTATCTTGATGAGACAACAGTTGGTAAGCAAGCACACAATATGGCATTACAAGTAATTCAAAGTGGATTGAGTAATGTTACAGAATATTATGGAACAGAATGTACGTTATATTATCCTGGATTATACGCAGGACAAACAGACTTGGTAGCAATACACAAGGGAGAAGATGCAATCATCGACTTCAAACAAACTAACAAACCAAAGCGTAGGGAATGGATTGAAGACTATTGTCTTCAACTAGCAGCTTATGCAATGGCACATAATTTTATTTACAAAACAAAAATTACAAAAGGTGTTGTGATGATGTGCAGTAAAGATAATTATTACCAGGAGTTTGTAATCGAGGGTGCAGAATTTCAAAAATATAAACATAACTTTTTAAGGAGGGTAGATGAGTATTATAAAAATAGATCAAAAGAGATTGGATAATATCGCTAAAGCTTATTGGAATACATCTGGTGAGATGAGAGAGATGTGGGGACGTAAATGGTACGAATTAATAAAACAGATAGGAAGGAAGATAGATGAGGCTAAGAGATCTACAGCAAATTCTGGAAAGATTCACTAACGGACAAAAAGGAACTGTTATATCTGATTGTCCAGTTTATATTGAAACTATGACAGGACACTTAGAGGATGTTAGACGTATTGAGATACAAGAGAGCAATATAATTGGTGATGCCAATCCTGCTAGACTTGTAATCAAAGCAGATAAAAATGAATTATTTAGATCAAGAACATTTAAACAGAGTTAAGAGGTTCCCTGGGAGCGGGGTGGATGCGAGAGTGGAAGCCCCGTGCGCATAGAATTGGTTAAGTATCCTGACGTATTTTTACGATCAGCAAGTAAAAATGTGCCTTTTCCACTAGATGATAAAACTAGTAGGTTAGTAAAATTTATGGCAAAAGCTATGTACCAACACGAAGGTGTAGGATTAGCTGCAATACAAGTTGGATATCAGCTGCGTATGTTTGTAATGGATTGTTCAAAGAGCAGAGAAGAGTACAAAGTATTTATTAATCCAAAAATAATTAGTACAAGTGATGAAACAATGACAGACTTTGAAGGCTGCCTATCTGCACCTGGCAGGCAAGAAGAGGTAAAACGATACCTTAGAATCGTTCTAAACTATCAAAATGAGAAAGGAGAAGAGAATACAAAAACATTTTACAATCTAGAGGCAAGATGTGTGCAGCACGAAATGGACCACCTAGAGGGTAAACTTTGTATAGATTATGAAAAAGTTAACAATAGAAGCAACAGACATAACTCCAAAACAATGGGCTAATTTAGTTTTAGAGTTGAACATAATGCGTAAACAATGGAAACCATATGCAAATATAAAATTGCGAGGTCAAGGTGTTAATAAAATTATTAATTATGGCACAAATACGTCAAGTATTGGCTTTGTGTCAAAAATGAGGCTGAAAGATAGGTAGCTGTGCCGATGTATAGGGAGATTCTGGAGCAATTTTATTTTTTTAAAAGTAAAAAAAACCTCTGGCACACTTGGCACACCCCTATTTTGACTTATAAGTGTTGGTATAAGCGAATAATAGTGTGCCAAGGGTCTTGGCACAGCCTGGCACAGTCAAATAAGCTATATTTACCAACACATTTCTCAAAATGTACTCGGCGCGCGGGGATTTTTTTATATTTTATAAAACTTTTTTGCCCTAAAATTTCCCTATACAGTATAAGATCAATATGAAACGTCTGAAAAAATCTAAATACAAATCTGTTGTAATCAAAAAGAAAAGATATTACTTCTACAAAATCACGTGGTTGGATATCACAGGTGATAGCGGGCACGCAGACTTACATACAGCAGAAGGTTTTATGCCATCTGAAATGGTAACTCACGCATACCTACTTAACAAAGATAGTAAGAATGTTAGAACCTTTGCAAGTTATGAGGTGAATGATGAGTTGTTTTCTGATAGAAATGTATTTCCAAGAGGATGTATAGTAAAAATGGAAAAGATAAATGAAAAATAAAACCTTGACTAAAAATATGCCTAACGTAAAATGGCAACAACTTCCACCAAGGAAAGGACCAGACTCAAATGGAATACAAACCAGTTATAAACAAGTGGTCACTAGTAAAAAAGTCTCCAAGAAAAGTATTAAATAAAATTAATCTTTTTGTGAATGGGAATCAAGGTTGGATTCTTCTTGCAATTCTAGTGTATCTAATTCGATATCTTCAGGCGTAATATTAATTATTTCTTTGTTATCATCAAGAATCTTTTTAAGTTTATCCTTAATCTCATCTGCAGATAAGTTATCTATATTACCTGTCATAACTAACTTCTGATCTACATACAGTCCACCTGCTTTACCACGTGCCACTTCTGCATTTACAGCTGCACTCCAGGCTTTGTTTTCTAATGCTTTGTTTCTTATTTGTGCCAGCTCTGATACGTGTCTTTCAAAAGTTATGCCATATTTCTCTCTTATTTCTGCTCTTAATTCGCCAATATATTTGACAACTAAAGGAAAGTATTTTGGGTTACGCATTTCAGCTGCTGCTTTTCTTGCACGAGTTTTGTATCCTGCTTGGTAAGCGGCCTCTGCTGGTGACAGTTTACCCTCATTATAAACTAGCAATTCTGCAAATTTAATCTGTTGTTCTGTTAATCTTTTTGGTTGTGACATAGCTTGTAATTTACCGTAATCTAGTGTAGTTATCAAGCAGGAATTCCGGTGAAACCAGAGAGCAAATTTTGGAAATTAATTAAGAAGAACACACCTAAAATCCAGTGGACAAGACTGGAGTCTTGGGCATCCTTCGGTGTGCCAGATCTATTGGGATATAAAGATTCTTGTGGTTTTTTTATGGTTGAGATGAAGATAGCTAGAGGCCCTAAAATAAGCTTCAGCCCCCATCAAAAGTTGTTTCATCAAACCAGAACTAATCGGAACTTTATCATACTACAAGAGCCTCTTGTAGGTAACGTAAAACTTTATGAAAGCTCCGCGATCCACGGTCTGCTTGCGGACCACAGGGAAACTCCAGCACTTGCAATAAATGATTGGGACCACATTCAGCGCTTGTTGGTTCGCGAACCGCTTGACGCCTGAGCGCTTGCGGGCTTGTTAGCTTGTGAGCTTGTGGCCTTCGGGCCCACCCGCCCCCCTTCGCTTGCTCGCTTGAGGGCTTGTTCTCTCTTAGCTCGCTTCCTAAACTCTTCATAATATTTTGGATGTTTGAATACGTGCATTAGTGTTCGCCGTATGCTATGTTCTTGACGTCCTTGTCCCAGCAAGCTCTACAGCTGCCGCAAACGTTGCCCTGATCCGGGGCCGGGCAAGTCCTGCCGCTGGTAACTACAGTCGATGTATGCGGCCAGCTCTCAGGGGCTGCCTGGTCAATCATTGGCGCGCTAAATCTTATAATCAAGTTATCCGGACAGCTGGCCAGGTGGTCCTTCGTCCACGCTTCACGTGTGGGCAGCCAGTGCTTAACGTCAGGCGTGAGCTTACAGACTTCAAAAATTTTGTTTAGATGGTCCAGGTTCTGTACATCGCCTGAGTCGTGCCATCTAAAATATTTTACTTTTTTTGAATTAATTTGTAACGCCATCGCGGTGACCCATAGCGGATGCTTGAGCGCTTCAAATCTTTTGTATTGTGCATCAATCACATTTTTAAATCTGTACCTGCCACGCATATATGCGTAACACTTAAAACAAGTTGAATTCACCACGCCGCGCAGCTTCGTTCCAGTCTTGCATTCGTGCGCTGGTATACTATACGCGAATCCGGGCATCTTGCCAGGCTTCGATAGTGAGTGAGTTATTTCTTGAGCTTCTTTTATATTCATATGTTGTTATCCTTTCTAATTTTTTTATAAACTGATTCAGGCCGCTTGTCAACTTT